AGCGTATAAGCAAATTTTTGCCATACGTGGAGAGGGAAACTAATGGCTACTAATGACGATTTCATAGTCAAAAATGGCCTTGTGGTTCGTGCCGCAAGTTCAACATATCAATCAACAAGCACTCAGACCGGCGCAATCATAACGCCCGGCGGCCTAGGTATAGGTCAAAACGCCTATGTGGGCGGAGAATTACACGCTATTAGTTCTGCTACATTTGTTTCAAATGTACAGATTGGCGATGTTACAAAAATACTTTCCACAGCAGTTAACACAGCAACAGTAACACCGGCTGGCAATGCTTTGCAAGTTGCTGGCGGCATTTACGCACAGAATATTAATATCGGCGGCATCGGTTTAATCAAAGGCTCGCAGATCTTAACACAAGCTGATGGTTTCAAAGGCGGTATCATTACCGAACCTTTAACGATCAGCACAACTACCCAATCCACAAGTACATATTCGGGAGCATTAACTTCTCCTGGTGGTATTGGTATTGGCGGAAACTTAAACGTCGGCGGCTATGCACAAATCACAGGAACAACATACCTGTTTGGCGATGCATACGGCAACGGTCAACATCTATTAACAAATTTAGTAGCAAGTCCTGGACCAGGCATTGCATCTAAAGTAATCCTTAACGGGTACACAGCAACAATCATTACCACTAACACTGGCGTATTGTCAGTAGTAGGTGACGGCACTATTGGAGTAAACACTTCAACTGGAAACGTTACATTAACTAACTTAGGTGTTACATACATCCAAGCTGGTCAAGACATTACAGTTGACTTTAATACTGGTACCGTTACAGTTAGTGACAACAGTACATTCCAGTCAGTTTTATTACGTGGTAATAACACTGACCAAACAGTTAATATTAATAACGGTGCTATCAGTAATGACCCTACTCTAAACAATGCCTTAAACGTTCTAGGTAGTATTGGTGCAACACAATTAACAGTAGCCAACACCAGTTATATCGGTGGAGCTATCGTTGTTACTACCAGCAACATTAATAGATATGTTGGTGGTATTATTACCAATACCTTACGTATTCAAAATACAACAAGCTCAATAAGCACTACAACAGGTGCTCTAGTTGTTGATGGTGGCGCTGGTATTGGTGAAAACGTAAACATCGGTGGTAGTTTATTTGTTCAAGGCGGCATAACTGTACTTGGTAGCTATACTACAGTTACTATTAATTCAACACAAACAGTATTCACAGATCCTGTTATTGATCTAGGTTCTGGATATAACAATAGAGCATTGGCAATCAATGACGGATTAGATAGAGGTGTATTACTACACTACAATACTGGTTCAAATACTACGTTCGATAACCATGCGTTCTTTGGTCGTCAGGCAAGCACAGGTGATTTAGTTTATCTGACAGATATTGTTCCTGGTGGAAACGAAGTCGTTCCAAATCCTTACGTAGGCGAGTGGGGAACATTCAAAACTGGTCAAATTATTTTAACAAGCCCAACTGCAAGTACAAGCACAACTTCCGGTGCGTTGACTGTAGTTGGTGGTATTGCTACTCGAGGCAATTTAAATGCTCAAGCAGTTTACGATGCAGGCAATCGTGTAGTTACTAACGTTAATGTTACATCAACATTATATGCAGTTGGTAGTGCAGGATCCGGTATCGCTGTACAATCAACAGTTGTAACAGGGTCATACGTAACAGTTAACTTAACAAACACAGGTATCGTTGGATTAGCATTTTCAAATGGTATCTACATCGGTGGACCTGGTGGCGTAACAGCAACCAATGGAATGATGGTTGGTGTTCCGACTATCTATAACAAAGGTGTCTTAACAGTTAGTACAACAGGTGACTTAGGTGTTGCTTGGGACGGCGAGTCGTTCTATACTGGAAATATTACTCTTAGCAACTCATCTACACTACAAACAGTAACTACTCGTGGTAGCTCAACTACTAATATTGTTAAGATTTTAAATCAAACAACCAGCACAATCGACACCGCAACAAATGCGTTACAAGTACTAGGTGGTATTAGTGCCAAAACAATATTAATTACAGACTCTGGTTATATCAACGGAGCTCAAATTGTTACTTCGTCAACAATTAATAGTTTCTCTGGTGGTACGATTAATAATTCTCTGTACATTGCCAGCACACAAACATCAACAGGATCCACTACAGGTGCATTGCGTGTGGCAGGCGGTGTTGGTTTACAGACTACATTAAATGTTGGCGGAACAGCATCGTTCCTTAACACAACAGGAACAGCATTAAGTGTTTCAGGCAATGCGTTATTCAGCAGTACAATTTATGTTAACACAGTATCTGCACTAACACTAGGTTTAGATCTAATCAGTATCGGCACTGGCACAGTTAACATTAACGGTATTGACATTCTACATTATGATACAGACATTTGGTATGTGTCTGACGTAGGTAATGACGCTAATGACGGACGTAGAACAGCGTCAGCTTTTAAAACAATTAAGAAAGCTCTAAGCGTTGCGTCGGCTGGACAGGTTGTTTATATCGAACCAGGTACATACACTGAAGTATTCCCTTTAACTATTCCAGCAGGTGTTACAGTCAAAGGCGCTGGCTTACGTGCAACTATCGTTCAACCGACCAGCGGCACAAATACACAAGATGCGTTCTTACTAAACGGTGAAACAACAATCACTGACTTTACAGTTACTGGATTCTACAAACCAGGTTATGCATTAAAATTTGCTCCCGGCGCAAAGATTACAACTAAGAGTCCTTACGTTGAACGCTTCTCTGTAATCACTAAAGGTTCAGTGACCAGCGCCAGCGATCCATTTGGATTTAATCAAGGTGACGCTGGTAACGGCGCATACTTAGATGCCGCGGTACTAGATGCAACAAGTTTAGAACCAGCATTATTATTCAACGAAACAACATTTATTGTTCCTAATGCTACTGGTATCTTCATGACCAACGGCGCTCGTGCAGAATTGTTGAACGGCTTTACATATTTTGCCAGCACATCAGTTAATGCACAGGCAGGCGCGACAGGTTTTGCTGGTTCTGGTAAGACAAGATTAAAACTTCAAGGCGTTACAGGCACGTTTGGCGTAGGTGACATTATCACCTATAAAGATCCAAGCGGCAACATAAAAGCACAAGGTACTATTGCAAGTACTGACGGCACATACGTTTACCTAGCAGGTCCAGTTTGGGGATTTGAAACAATTACAGATCGTGCAGGCAAATCTGTTACTGCCTACGGTAACGCAAAACAAAGCACATCTCAAAAGAAATTTGGAACCAGTTCATTTGTAGGTGATGGTTCTGGCGACTACTTAGAAGTACTCAGCGATAGCGATTTCCAATTTGGTAGTCTAGGTAGCTATACAGTTGAAGCATGGGTTTACTTAAACTCATTAGGCAAAGTACATCGCATTTTCTACAAAGGTTTAACAACCAGCTCAAATATGAGATTGCGTGTTACTACTGGTAATGTATTGCAAGCAGGCCACGGCAATGTACAAATTACAGGTATAACATCACTTACAACCGGTCAATGGTATCATGTTGCTGTTGTTAGAAATGCAGATATAGGAACATTTAGAATTTACTTAAATGGTTCCGTTGAAGCATATACAACTTCAGTTACAGATAACGTTAACAATACAGATCCATTTAGCATTGGCGGTGAGTCATCGACTGCATCAGATAGCATTGATGGATATATTGACGACTTCCGTGTTAGCAATGTTGCACGTTATACTTCAGGAACATACACTCTTCCTACAGCAGAACAAACGTCTGACTCTGCAACAATATTGATGTTAAACTTCAATGGCGGTAATCTTTCAACTACATTTGTTGATTCTGCTAATGGTACACAAAACGTATATTCAAATGCGGCCGCAAGTGCTACACGTATTGCTCTAGCTGACTATCATCAGTTTGGTGCAGAATTACGTTGTATTGGTTCTGCGGCAGTCTACGGTACACAAGGTGTTGTTGCTAACGGTACTGGCACAGACTTAAAATTAATTGCGTTCAATATGAGTCATATTGGCGCAGGTAAAGACTTTTCAAATGACATTAGTCTTGTTGTACAATCAAACGAAGTTATTCAAACTAACGGCGGTCTTGTATATTTCCAAACAGTTGACCAAAGCGGTAACTTCCGTGTTGGTAACAGCTTCTTGATCAATGAACAAACAGGTAATGTAAGTTTTGGTAATGCTAACGTTAACTTATCTAGTTTAAATCAACTACAGATTACAGACGGCACACACTACGCTACTATATTGCCAACCAGCATTACAGTTGGTAACCTGAGTCTTTCTGGTAATAGTTTATCTGCATTAAGTGGTGGAATTTCTATTACTCCGTCAAGCGGCATTACAACAATTAACAGTAGTGCAACAGTTGTTGGCGGCTTAACAATTAGCGGATCGTTTGCTGTTCCTGCATTAAATGATTCAACAAGCACAAATACTGGTGCTTTAACTGTTGGCGGTGGATTAGGAGTTGGCCTACAAGTACAAGCTGGTAGTACCATTACTACCTATAGTGCGGCCGGTTCAACAAGTTCTATATTAAACAATGCTGTAGCTGTTCCTAACGGTGGCATTGGCGCACAAACATTATACCTAACAGGTAAAGGCTATTCAGGCGGTAACGAAATCGTTACAACTGCTACTATTGGTTCGAGCTTGGGTGGTCTTGTTCCTAACTCATTAAGAATTACAAGTCTTGCACAAAGCACCAGCACAACCACTGGCGCATTGATTGTAGACGGTGGCGTTGGTATCGGTGGCAATCTAACAATTGGTGGATCGTTAAATCTATTAGGTGGTGGATCAGTACTAACAAACGTTACTGCAACTACTGATGCATATATTGGTGCAAGCGTAACTAAGAGTGGCACAACGGCAACAATTAACATTGTTAACTTAGGTGTACAAACAGTATCAGCAGGTTCTGGAATTTTCGTGTCAGGCAACACTGGCACGGTGACAATTAGCAATACTGATACATTAGATACAGTACTTGCTCGTGGAAGTTCTACTTCTCAAATCATAACAATGAGCAATGTTAGCTATAGTACTTCGACTATAGCAGGCAATGCTTTACAAGTTACAGGCGGCATAGGTGCATCACACTTATATCTAAGTACAGACGGTTGGATAGCCGGAGCACAAATTGTTACTTCAAGTACAATTGGTTCATTTGTTGGCGGCCAGGCAGTTACAAGTCCGTTGCAAATTACCAGCACAGCTACTTACGCATTGAACATTCAAAATGGTGGCGCTTACATCGGCGGTACCGTTGTTATTGGCGGTAGCTTACAAGTCGCAGGTACTGTTACTTCTATCAACAGCACAAGTGTTGATATTGGTAACAAAGTTATATTCTTAAGTACACTTAGCGGTGCTCCTATACAAACTGCTGGTGCAGGTATTGTTGTAGGTAAAGATGACGGTATTGAAAATGATCGTTGGGCGAGTTTATTGTTTGACGGTGGTTCAGGTCCCGCAGGCAATTGGATATCCAAGGCTGGTCTAAACCCATTTACTGATAGCTACTACGGAATTGGTAGTGTAGCATTACAATGGAACAGCGCATATATTAAAACTATCAATGCAAGTTCTGTAATAACAACAAGTTCAGTATATAGCACAAGTACTATAGCAGGCAATGCTCTACAAGTCACAGGTGGTGTTGGCGCTAGAAGCATTTACCTAACCGACAAGAGTTATATCGGTCCTAACGAAATTATTACTACTGGTAACTTGGCAAACTATGCAGGTACATATGATGGTCAAACTCCATTACACTACCCTGTACAGATTGTAAACACAAGTACTTCAACATCTATCAATTCTGGTGCTCTGCAAGTGTCAGGCGGCGTTGGTATTGTAAATGATTTGTGGGTAGGCGGATCTGGACATTTTGGTAATAGATTGTATGTAACCAATACAGCAACCATTGGCTCTGGTGTACTATCAACAGCGCCGACTAATGGAAGTCTAGTAGTTACTGGCGGCGTTGGCGTACAAGGTAACATGATTGTTAACGGCACTATACAAGGCTATAGTGATTTATCGATTACTAATGATGTTACAGTTGGAAATAATCTAAACCTTACTGCTGGACTGTTGAATCTCAACAATACAGTTACAAACAATATTACTGCCGCTAATACACTAACCATAGCTACTAATTCCAATGGTGATATTAATATCGGCAACAGTAACCAGAATATAAACATTTACCCTAACGGTCAAGTTTATATAGATGGCAACTTACAGGCATTTGGAACCATTTGGGCAAATACTAACTTAGCGGCTGTTAGTTCGTCTACTGGTGCGTTAAGAGCCTATGGCGGTATTAGTACACAGCAGTCTCTATATGTTTGGAATAATATCACCCAAGCTGTTGGAAAATTACGTAATTTATATTCAACTCAAAGTAGTTTAACTTCTATTACTGGCAATGCTGTAGAAATAACATCTGGAGGTATAGGTGCCCAGACATTATACTTAGAGCAGGCTGGAACTATCGCCGGTGCATTGATTGTTACTACAGCAACTATCAATCAGTACTCTGGTGGTACAATTGGTAATACACTGAACTTATCTAACACTACAAACTCACTAAGCACAACAACTGGTGCGCTAACAGTAGCAGGCGGTGTTGGTATTGGCAAAGATGTTAACGTCGGTGGTAGCCTATACTTACAAGGTGACTTGTATGTAGATGGCAATCGTACAATCGTTAACTCAAACGAAATTCAAACTGGCGACAAAGTTATCTACGTCAGTACAGGTGCGTTAACTGCAATATTAGCCAGCGGGTCTGGTCTAGCAGTTGGCAAGCCAGGCGCTGTAAGAGCAAGTTTATTATTTGACGGTGTAAGTAGCTGGAGCTCAAACGCAAGTATTAATCCAAGTGGTCAAGGAATTGGGTTAGGTACCGGAACAGGTGCCTGGAGTTATGGTTATTTCAATACTATCAAGATTATCGGTAACAGCTCGTCAACAAATACATTAACTGGTAGCCTACAAGTTACTGGTGGTATTAGTGCAAGTGAAAACTTATATTTAGGTACAAACCGTACAAGTACATTAACAAATACCTACAACGCATTAACAACATTAGGTGGTGCTTATATTGGCGGCCAATTAACTGTTACTGGTCCAGATGCATGGGTAAATGGTAGCCCAGTTGTTACAGCAACCGATGCTAAACAGATTGCTTTCACAAATACTACTGATGCAACCAACACACAAACTGCGGCTGTTACAGTTGCAGGCGGTTTAGGTGTCGGCAGTACGTTGATTGTAGGTTATCAACAGTTCATTACAAGTTTATTAGAGTCAACTGCAACTGCTAACCAAAATGCATTAGTAGTGTCTGGTGGTATATACTCAGATATGTTGATGGTCAACCAGATCGCAACAGTTAACGGTGGGGTAGTATTAACAACAGCAACTATTGGTAACTATGCGTTCAACGGCGGAACTATTACAAAACAAGTTATCATTAATAGTTCTACACAAGCAACAAGTACTATTACTGGCGCATTCCAAGTAACGAATGGCGGAGCTGGTATCGGCGGCAACGTATACATTGGTGGCGAACTACGTGTTCAGGCTAACTCTTCAACTTTCAAAACAATTACAGCCGGAACAGCTACAATTACTACAGCTACAATTAGCTCAAGCATATTCAACACAGCAACTCAGGCAGGTAATGCTTTACAAGTCGTTGGTGGCGGTAGTTTTGGATACTTGCGTGTACAGAATCAAGCATGGGTCGGTGGCTATCCTGTTATTACAGCGCAGAACATTAACAGTTACTCTGGTGGTACAATTAATAATCCGTTAGTTATCAACAACGGTACACAGGCCACATCGACAACTACTGGTGCCCTACAAGTTACTAACGGTGGCTTAGGTGTAGGCGGTAACATTTGGTCCGGTGGATATTACGAGTTTGTTGATCCGTTCAACATATCACCAACATATGATGGTTACTTTGGTATCAACTCAACCTTAGATGCAGTTAACATTGGTTCTAATAATACTGCAATTCCGTTGGGAATTGTTCAAAACAAGATTGAAATTGCCCGTCATACAACTTATAACCCTAACGGATCTGCTCTAGGTGCAGTACTTGGTGTCGGCGTAACTGCTCCTCAGTATGGTATACACCTAGCAGGAAGTTCAGCAGGTACATGGGGCTGGATACAAACAGCCAACACAATGAGCAACCTAGTGAGTCTCAACAACACACTACATAGTTCATTATTTGGTGGCGATACATCTAAGATCGCAATGGCCGCGTTCTCAAGCGATAATGGTTCAACATTTGAACACTGGATCGCATCTGGTGGTACAAGTGCAGGTAGTCAAGTTCCATTAGTATTTGCTGGTGGCGCATGGGATAATAATCTTGGCACTAACACAACAGTTGAGTGGGCAAGATTTACTGCTACTGGAAACTTTGCGGCTAAGAATAATATTATTACAACAGCCGCAGGATTTAGTACTGCAACTATCGCCAGCAACGCAATGCAAGTCAGTGGCGGTGGTTGGTTTGGTAACTTAAATGTAACTGGTGCGGCGTGGGTAGGCAACAGTAAAGTTATCACAGCGGCTAATATTGGTAGCTATTCATTTAACGGCGGTACAATTACTACTCCGTTGTATGTAAACACAACTACACAAGCAATAAGCAACTCGAGCGGTGCTATCCGTACAGCAGGCGGCATATCGGCAGTAGGTAACATCTACGCAGGCTTAAACTTCTACGGTAACTTAATTGCTACAAACGTAACAGCAACTACGATTAATTCAGCAGGTAGCCCATTAGGAATCAACGGAACTGTATCAATAAGCACGGCAACTGATCAAACAGGTGCAGGTACTGGGGCATTAGCAGTATCTGGTGGCGCAAGTATTACCAAGAGCCTGTATGTTGGAAGCAATTTAAGCAGTACATCAACAGTTGGTGGAAACGCAGTCCAGGTGGTTGGAGGCATTGGCGCTCAAACACTATACCTAACAGACAGCGGCTGGATTGGCACAGCACAGATTGTTACAAGTGCTAACATCAACAGCTTCTCTGGTGGTACAATTAACAATGCATTAACACTTGCTAACACAGCAGATGCAACAAGTACACAAACAGGTGCATTAGTTGTTACAGGTGGTGTTGGCATTGGCAAGAATCTATGGGTTGGCGGCAATGCAAACGTACTAGGTAGCATGTATCTAACAGGTGATTTGTATGTTGACGGAACACAAACATTTGTTAATAGTACAAACATCCAGACTGGCGACAAGGCAATTTATCTAAGTACAGCATCGGGTAATGCGGCTCTTGCAATTAACTCTGGTTTGTTTATTGGTAACACTACAGCACCTTATGCTTCTATGGTGTTCGATGGTATTAATGCTTGGGTAAGTCAAGGAAATATTATTCCGTCTACATCGGGTGGTTGGAATCTTGGAAACAATACTACACCTTGGAATACATTATACAGTATAACTGGTAGATTCTCAGGGGCTGTTGAATCAACAACTACACAAACAGGAAGTTTACAAGTTGTTGGCGGCGCCGGCATTGGTAAGAGTCTAACTGTTGGAAATACAGCAACAGTCCAAAGCACATTATACAACCTAACGAGCTCAACAGGTAACGCAATTTACACACCTGGCGGTATTGGCGGTAAGTATCTAAGTATTGATACAAACGGTTATATCAATGGTAGTCCAATCGTCACAGTTGCTAACATCGGTGCTTATGCATACAACGGCGGATATGTTGCAAATGCAATCGTTATTAATTCAACTACTAACGCTACAGCCGCTCTAAACACAGGTTCATTAGTAACCTATGGTGGTGCCGCAATTACTAAAGATGTATATGTTGGTGGCACAGTTAATATTGCAAGTATTGCCGCAAATACAACTACTATTGCCAACAACGCATTAAGTGTTGCAGGTGGTATTGGTGCTAACACATTATACATTGCTACAGCAGGTTACATTGGTACAAGCCCAATTATTACAGCGGCTAATATCAATAGCTTCTCTGGTGGTACAATTAATGCGGCCTTAACAATTAACAATGCCACACAATCAATCAGCACAACAACTGGTGCATTGATTGTTACAAATGGCGGATTTGGCCTAGGCGGTAACATTTACACAGGCGGCTATGCGGCTATTGGTGTAAACTACGGTAACGCAGGTACATTAGGTAACACAGCGACTGGTAGCTTACAAGTATTTGGTGGCGCTGGTATTAACGGCAACCTAACAGTTGCAAGCCAAGGTTACTTTGGCGGTAACGTAGGTATTAATACTGCTCTTCCAGGACAAGCACTTGAAGTTAACGGTAACATCGTTGCTGGTGCTTATAACAGTTCGCGTGTACAGATTACAAACGCAGGCGGTTCTCAGTCAATTTACGAAATTAAGTTAACTGAAGCAAGCCCACGTTGGCAGATCGGCCGTGACTTGTTCAGTACAGATATATCCGGTATTGCGTTTATGAACGCTAACCAAACATTTGCCGCAGGCGGAGCAGGTGTTGGATCAATATCTGGTAGCAACGGTTACTTAGGTTTCTACACAACTAACGGTACTAACCAAACACTGCGCGGAGTGATCGACGGTGGATCACAAGGTGGTAACTTAGGACTTGGCGTTTCAAGTAACTTACAAGGTAAGATACATATCAACGGTGCTTCTGCAAGCGGTTATGGTATCTATGCTACAGGTAACAACGATCATATCATAAGATCAGGTGCAACAAACTTATATACTGATTTACAAATCACTAGAACAGGTGTTGGATCAAACGCAGATTGGAGATTAGGTGTAGCGGGAGCCGCAAGTAACTTTATTCCTACTGCGGCCGCAGGCGATGCCGTAATGACTTACGGTAGCAATTTGATATTTGCTAATGCCGCTAACTATGAAATGGCTCGCTTTGGTAATGGTGCATTTACTATTGCAACGGCTACACAAGCAATCAGCACACAAAGCGGAAGTATTGTAACTTACGGTGGTGCTGGCATTGGTGGTAACTTGTTTGTTGGCGGAACAGCAAACATTACAGGTACAACATATATCAGTTCTAACATTGCAAGTACTTCAACTATTGCAGGTAACGCATTACAAGTTACTGGCGGTATTGGCGCACAAAGCATTTACTTAACTAACAACAGCTGGATTAACGGTTATCAAATTGTTACAACACAAAACGTTGGTTCGTTCACTGGTGCGTTCAACGGCGGTACAATTACTAATCCGTTGTTTGTACAAAATTCAACCAATGCCGCAGGTACTGGTTCGGGAGCATTGTATACAACAGGTGGTATTGGTATAACCCAAGACTTGTATGTTGGCGGTCAAACAACTCATGTAGGTATTACTAACCTAAGTGGTATTGTAACAGTTATCAATGCTACACAAGCAACAAGCACAACAACTGCCGCAGTAAAAATTACTAACGGTGGTTTAGGTGTTGGTGGTAACATTTGGACTGGTGGTAACATTAACTTTAATACATCAGTTAACAAGATTCGCTGGCAGACTACACAAATTGCAGTCGGCGATGATGGCGGTGCTGGTCAAGGTTCGATATTCTTTAACAGTAATAATGCCGGTTACCCATCGTCAACAAGTTCAGTACAAAGCGTAGTAATTGGTGCATACGCTGGCCCAGCACTGAGTGGTGCTCAAACTACCTTAGTTGGTAACAATGCAGGTTACACGCTAACCAGTGGTGCAGGAAACACATTAATTGGTTTCAACGCAGGTAATTTAATTGCCGCGGGTACATATAATACCTACGTAGGTAATAATGCAGGCGCTGGTAACAATTCAACATTGAGCGCAGGTGTTGGTGTTGGTTATCAAGCTCTACAAGTTGCTACAGGAAACCAAAACGTTGCGTTAGGCTATCAAGCAGGTAAGGCAATTACCAGCGGTGCATACAACGTTGTAATTGGTGGTATTGATGGCTCAACTATTGCTACATCAAGCAACAACATATTAATTGCAGACGGTCAAGGCAACTTACGTGCATCATGGGATAGTGCTGGTGCATTAACAAATTCCGGTCAAGTTAAGATCACTAACGTAACAAGTGCAACAAGCACATCTACTGGTGCATTGATTATCAGCGGTGGTTTAGGTGTTGCAGGAGATATCTATGCACGTAATATCTACGCAAACGGCTCATTAGTTGGCACAGGCGGATCAGGCGGATCAGGCGGATCATCTACATCTACACCATACATTGCAGTTACAAGTGCAACAGTTTCTATCTCAACATTAACAGGTGCAGAAATTGTAACTGGCGGTGTTGGTATTGGTAAAGATTTGTTTGTTGGTGGTCCAGTATCAATTGGATTGAACACTTACTTAAACAGTGGTGCTAACTTACAACTATCTGGTAACCAAATATCAAGTGGTGCAAACATTGCTCAAGGCCTATATGCTCAAGGCGGCAACTTATTAGTATACAGTAATGATTGGTCGCAAGGTAACTGGTCTAAGTTAAACACAACATTCCAAGCAGGTAGCACATATAGTCCAGACGGCACATTAAATGCAACCAAACTTGTTGAAACAAGTGCCAACGGTAACCACTACTTCCAGCAGACAATCAGTCAAGCCGGCCCAATTACAGTTAGTGTATTCATGCAATCCTCTGATCGTACATATGGTGCAATTAATGTAACTATCGCAGGTCAAGCACACTCGGCATGGTTTAACTTGTCAACTGGTGCAGTGGCAAATACAGCAGGCGCATTGTATCCTGTAGTAGGACGTTGTGAATTTGTTCCATACGTTGGTACAGGTAACTGGTACCGTTGCTCATTAACAATTTGGGCACCAACCAGCGCAACAGCAACAGCATTTGGCATCTACACAGCGATCGGTTCGGGTACAGTTATTAACGATAGCTTAACATCATACACTGGTACAGCAGGTTTTGGTATCTACATATTTGGTGCGCAAGCAGAGCCAGGTTATATCGCAGGCTACTACACACCTACAACAAGTGCGGCAATTACATCAACGGCTAACAACTTGTACGCTGGTAACAGTTTATATGTTGCAAACACAGCAACAGTAGCAGGTAGCACAGTAACAACTCAAGCAACATTGATGACACAGCTTGGTGGTACAACAGTAAACCAAATTATCATCAATAATGCTACACAAGCAACAAGTACTGTTACTGGCGCCCTACAAGTAATTAACGGCGGTGTTGGCATCGGCGGTAACTTGTACGTTGGTGGTACATTATACGCAACAGCTAAGAGCTTCTTAATCGATCATCCAACTAAACCAGGACAGAAATTACAGTACGGTAGTTTAGAAGGACCAGAAAATGGAGTTTATGTACGCGGTCGTTGCACGTCAGGTATGATTGAATTGCCAGATTACTGGACAGCATTAGTTGATGCAGATTCAATCACAGTTGATATAACACCAATTGGCGGACATCAGAAACTTTATGTAGACCGTATTGAGGACAACAAAGTTTATATTGGTAATGAAAATATCATGAGTAAGAAAATTAACTGTTTCTATACAGTATGGGCTGAACGTAAAGACGTTGGCAAACTAGACGTAGAAGGAGGAAAATAATATGTCAATTTCAATAGGACCGTATATTCCTCTTTCGGGATTAGTGTTTATGGCTGATCCTCGTAATACAAAATGTTACCCAGGTACAGGTACAGCCGCATACAATCAAATAGATAATCAAGCATTAACACTGAGCTCTTCGAGTGCATGGTCGGGCAACTATTTTACTCCCGGTGCGGCGTATACTATTGTTAGCAATAACTCTTATTCACTAAGCATGACTTCTGGGTATACTGTAATCCAGTTTATGAACTTGATAAGTCGCGCAGGCGGAACATTTGGTTATACTTCTGGTTCAAATACTGCTAACTTATACATGGGTAATGCAACAAATATGCGTTGGGAAACTTACCTAACAGGCGGCGATCTTAGCTCAAATACAACTGTGCCTTTGAATACATGGCATTGCTGGGCAGGTAGTTTCAGTGGAACAGGTTCAGCGGGCGGAACAGCCACCAGCAAACTTTACTATAACGGAGTATTAGATGCTCAAAATAACTTAGCAGGTTCTGCAAGTATAGCTGGCAACTTCCAGCTATTCTACAGCGGACCACCTAACGGTAGTCTTGGACCAACATTATTTTACAACAGAGTGTTAAGTGACACTGAAGTAAAATTAGTGTTCCAGGCATACCGAGCAAGTTTTGGAATTTAACGGACCAATAAATATAGGAACAATGGAAATAAGAGATGGCATATACTGATCGTAATATTTTAATAACGCCAAACATTGGTTCAAGCACAGCCGAGCCGATTATAAAATTTACTGGCGGCGCATCTGCCAGCTCTGCATCTACGTATGTGCGTGTACTAGATAATGGAACACAAGCATGGGAAGGCACAAACGGACAATTACAAAGTGTAATTGACAGTATGGCAGGTTACTTGTATACTGTTACAGATAAGAGCGGTATACCAAGTCTTATAGTACAAGATACTGGGGCAATCAATATTGCTCCATATAACGGTATTACGTATATTGGCGCATCTACAAGCCCTGTACAATCTACAACTACACAAACAGGTAGCTTACAGGTATTCGGTGGTGTTGGTGTAGGCGGAAACTTAAACATCGGCGGCTCATTCGCAATGAACGCTAACTTAGGTGTAGGCGGCGCTGGAGCCACATACGGTATTACAGTTAACACAACAACAAACGTTGCTGGTTGGTTCTATAGTGTTCCAAACGGAACTGGTCTATCTCTAATGGTAGGCGGTAGCACATATCCAAACGGTATTGGCTTTAACAGTTATAATAACGTAGGTACAACGTATGTAATCGGTACTGGCTATAACGGACAAATGACACTGAGTGGCGGAGTTATAGGATTTGATGTTTCGGCGGCCAGCCAATCAGCAGGTGCATTAGCTACACAGTTGAGAGGACTTAGTGTAAGTTCTACAGGTATTTTAGTACCACAATCTACAGCAATTACTATTGCATCGGGTATCGCATCTACGGGTACAGGCGCTATTGTAACCTACGGTGGTATATCGGCAGGCGGTGGCATCGTTACAGGAACTGATGCTTTCCATAGTGGTGTACGTTTTGGTACAGGTAACTCAAGTATTTCAACAAACTTGGTTGTTGGTACTGGTGCTGGCGCTAACTTATTAACAGGCGGTACTAATGCTTTAATTGGTTACTATGCAGGTAATGCTCTAACAAGTTCTGCAGGTAACACAGCAATTGGTTATCAAGCACTCTTAGCACAAACCGCTACAGGCGGCAATAATACTGCTATTGGCTATCAAGCAATGTATACCGCTAACAACACAGCCATGCAGAACAACGTGGCTATCGGTTATCGTGCGTTAGGTACTGGTAACGGTGGCTTCTACAATAACACAGCTATTGGATACCAAGCAGGTTTCCAAATGGCAGGCGGTTATCAAAATACCTTAATTGGTTATAACGCAGGTAATGCTCTAACCAGCGGTGCAAGTAATACATTAGTTGGTTATGGTGCTGGTACAAGTATTGGGGCCGCAATCAACAACGCAGTTATCTTAGGTGGCAATGCTGGTGGTACTATTGTTTCTAACGGTATCATTATTTCAGATGGCGCAGGTAACATTAGATTAATTGCAGACGGTAGTGGTAACTGGACAATGGCGGCAGGTACCGCGGCTAACGGTACAACTGGTGTAGGTACATTGATTGTTACTGGTGGTGCAAGTATATCAGCAGGCCTTACTTTAGGCGGCGCATTATATATTGGCGGCTCGGCAGGTACCAGCGGTTATGCATTAACATCAACAGGTACAGGTCTTGCATGGGCACAAACAGGTGTTACAGTTTCCAACATTCAAACTAACGCTACATATTATCCTCTCTTTACCAGTTCTGTAAGCGGAGCAATAACAACAGAATATGTTGATAGTAGTCACTTAACTTATAACCCAAGCACTGGTACACTATCATCAACTATATTCGTCGCAGGTACAACATTCCAAGGACCGATTGGTTCCGGTGTTACAGCCTACTCAGGCAACTTTACAAGCATCACTGGTAGCAATACATTCTCAGTAAGCAACACAGGTGTTACACATTCTATTACTGGCCAAGCAAGTGGAGCATTAACACTTAACAATAACTCTGTAGGTAATGGATCGGGTATTTGTTTATTCGTTAACGGATCAGGTGACGTACAGCTGACCGGCGGCGGCTCAATTATGTTTGGTAGCTATAACTACGGTGCAAGTACATATATTCGTGGATACACAGCTGGTGAATTGTACATTTATCGTTCAGGTAATAACTTGTTCCAAACAAACGGAACAAGCGCAATGCAAGTCAACGGTACACTATATGTAACCAGCGACATTTATTCTAATACATCTGATATTAGACTAAAAACAGTTCTTGCTCCCTTAACCAGCGCCAGTGCTAAACTTAAAACACTTGACACATTTACTTACGTAAACAATGAACTTGCACTTAGTTTAGGACAAAAATCTACTCGTGAACAGGTCGGTGTGAACGCGGCCCAAGTTCAAGCCGTACAGCCCGAAGCTGTAGGAATTGCGGCGTTAGATGTAGATGAAAACGGCCAGTCTAAATCAGGTGAAAACTACCTAACAGTACAGTACGAAAAATTAGTACCGTTAGTAATTGCAGGACACAACGAGCATTCAGACGAAATAGCGCAGTTAAAAGAAGAAATAGCGCAGTTAAAAGCATTAGTAGCCCAGCTACTCAAATAAATAATAGCAACAAGAGGAAACTAACATGGCATTATACATTGGTAACACTAACATTATTCCGGGCATTTATCCGCTACCAAGTTCGGACTCATATTGCCGCGGCGCAACGTTAGTAACTGACGGAACTACAGCATTTTGGACTTATCCAGGTAGCCCATCAGGTAATCCACAATCAGGTTACAGATATCGTAGTGTAATAACTCACGGTTTTAGTGCGGCCGGATACAAAGGTGGTAATTCATGGCGTGCCTTAAACAAGACATGGCATTCAACTGATATTACTTACTACTGCGGCGAGCAGTTGATGTATTCCGGAGACTACATGGATGGTATATTCTCAGACTATAACGGATATTCATTAGGTACAAACAATGGTTTTGGTGGCGGTGCAAGCCACACTGATAGTTTTAACTTGTATACAGGTATTAATCGTAGTAAGACAGGTGGTACATTTAGTCCTTATTCATTCGGATATGTAGGTGACGATCCTCAATCAGTCATGGGATACGGTACAGTAGGCGGCTGGGATATGTCTACAGGACGCAGATCATTTGGTGGCGCCAGTGCCGCAACTTATCAATACGGATACGCAACAGGTGGCGGCCCAAGCTCAACAGAAAAAATGCACTTCCCATCAGAAGTTATGTACACTACTAACGGTAATAATCGTGGTGGTGGTCCAACTTCAGGTTGCGGTGGTCAAGAGATTTCTTGGTTCTCAATCGGTGGCGGCTCATCAGGAATTTATCACTCAAACGACAGCTGGTTTGGATCACCAACACAGTTTACTCCAGACGGTTTCATGAAGTTATTGAGCACAAAGTATGGCTGGCATTATAGCGGTACTGGTAACAACGTACAGCAAGGTCGTGTACAGTTTAACGAAACATCCGGTTCGGCTATTGCTTACTTCTCACAAATTTCAGCGTACGGTGAAGACGTTATGATGGCAGGTCAAGACTGGGGTTACATGACTGGTAACTATGACGGTCAACAAAATAACAAGTGCGATAAGACAACTTATAACAACAACGCACAAACACGTATGCCAGCGGCAACACGTAACAAAGGGCACTATGGTGCAAGTTCGGGTCACGCAGTTTCTGCGGCGGCAACAGTAGCAAGTTCAGGACGTCCAGGAGTTTAATATGACACAAGAATATTCAGTAGACTTTTGGGATGTATCAGTTTATCCAAACGTAGAAGCATTACCTCCCGTATTATATTCAGGAGATCCTACATACGACATCAACCCGTTCGTAAATTCAGCAACGGTATATATGATCGTTGGCGACCATGTTTTAGATAAAGCATTGTTTGACAGCGCACATCAAGATCCTGCAATGTATTGTGAAGAGCTATACAGTTTATTCAACGTACAATGTGTAGCAATGAGTCAACATTTGTACGAGACATTACATTATACATGGCCACGTGAAAAATTTACATTTATTTCGGAAAGTATGGCTCGTAATGGTAAACAGTTTTTTGCAGATTATCGTGCGGCGGCCAAAGTATGGGTAAGCAATACTGATAGTGTAACACTTCACGGTGCTGATGGTATTACTCCTAGTCAAAATTTAGATGCAGGCCTCAAAGTCCAAGTAGAACTAACAGACGAAATCGTAAAAGAAGTTCGCGATTTTATGTACCTATTTGCCAAAGAAACTATCGAAGACGAATTTGAACGTAGATTTATGACTATGGCACCAAGTGGTAAATTAGAACAAGCATCGTGGGAAATACAAAAACACGAAGCTCGCGAGTGGTTAGCTAATCAAGGTCAAAACGGAAGCAAAACTCCGTTCTTAGATTACCTAGCTGAATCACACGGTCGCGATAAAACAGCATTAGCTAATAGAATTTTAGAAAAGGCAGAGGCATACGAAGATCAGTTGTCTACATTACTTGTACAGCAACAAAAAATCTTAGCCGATTTCCAAGCGGCCCAAACTGTGTGGGATATAAATATCCAGTACGAAAGGTACTTCGGATTGCCAGTCCCAAGCAAGCAAGCACAACAACTGGGATGGACTGAAGGACCTGATAGTTTAGTAAGAACAACACAGGTGCCACATGGATTCCAATTCTAAAAAAACAAACACATACATCAAAAATATAGAAAATATTGTATCTTCGGATGTAACAGAAATACATATTGACGACGATTTTCTAAAAAGATACGATATGGGTGATTTTGAAAAAGAAATCATGACCTATGCCGTACATTCAAATATGGGTATGACTGCCTATCAGTGTCAAAACTTTGTAGCCCGCAGTCAACTTACACCCTGGCGTCAAGTTCGCCAAGCCTATATGGAACTTGAAGCACGGTATCATGCTTATCAAGAAATCAAAGCCAGCCTCCGCAAAGCAGAATTACTACGTAAAAAGTGGATACGCGATCAAGCCGAAGCTGTTGATGAAATCGCTAAAGAAATGTTACAGGTAGATATCGATAAGAACGATTACGATATTACTATCTGGAAACGTAAAATGCTCCAAGCAGAGCGAGAAATTAATGCATTCTTAGAAATCGTTAAATTCTACGCAAAGACTGAGGAAGACCTCGAATGGTTTGCCGCAGAAAATGCAGAAGAAGAGCGTAAGTATTGGATTGCACGTATGGGTAAACAAGCCGCAATGGATATTATCAGTTACGGTCGTGTAGCATCAGGTAATATGGATAGTATCGCTATGATGCCAGAAGGCGATCAAATTGAAGCTTTACAAATGGCCACAAAGTATGCTGGCCAGGTCCAAGCAGGGATACATAATATATCGCTAGGCGCACAAAGCTCTATCGATAAATTACTAGAGAGTAGAGATGAACGAATCCCAGACTACTGCGAAGACGCAAAAAATATTCAGCTTACCGATAAACCCAAAATTAACGGAAGCACAATACTTTAATTTTTTAGAGTTTTGTAAGTATTACAAAGATTATATCTTTGACATATACTTTACATCAAGAATTCCTCCGTTTAATCAAGATGCAATGGGAGACATATTTGTTTCTCAGCAAGACGCATTCTCTGTAATAGATGCCGCGTTCAACCTTAACAGGGAGACCGGCATTCCTCTTTGCGCTACTTTCAATAATATTGAAGTACCACCCACTCAAGAAAATCTCAATATTTGGCTAGAACATTTCCAACCTCTATATGATGCAGGTATTCGCTCTGTAATTCTTCCACATACGCATTGGATGACTACTGGACAAATCCAATCACGTTATCCTGACTTGTATGTTAAGAATACTATTCTACGTAATGTACGTACTCCTTCAGAATTTGTTGCCCATGCAAAAGCGGGTTTTGACTACGTGTGCATTGACCGTGATTTAATGCGTGACCGCGATGCACTCATTAGACTAAAAACAGCAAAAACTTGGGTTAAAGAAAACTTGGGTAAAGACGTTACAATTAGTCTATTGGCAAATGAAGGATGTCTAGGTGCTTGTCCAATGATGGATGAACATTATCAATTTAACAACACTAGAGATTCAAGTCGTCCACAGTATTTTAATGATAGTATCAGTCGCGTAAGTTGTCCTAAATGGGATCACGAAGATCCTTCAGTGCCTTTAAAGACTGCAAACTTACCTCCTTGGAGAGAAGATTGGATAGAACTACTAGACTATGTTGATGTGTTTAAAATGCACGGTCGCGAAAGTATTGAACGATTCCATGAGACACTTGATATTGTAGCAGGATTTGTTGAGGGCGACGAAATTCTGTTTGAAGGTTTTGAACAATATATTGAAGAAGGCAATCTAACTGAAAAGCCAATTAATGTATGGCGTGAAAAAATTAAGAATTGTAAGTTTGACTGTTGGGAATGTCAATATTGCGATAAAGTCGTTAGCAAAAAACAAAGCACACCACAAACTCCTAGAATTCAGCAAGCTATTGATGCAGTATTGAATAGCGCAATTGATATGATAAACATTGATGTGCCTGGGTTAACAAGCTGGAAGATGGAAAGCCTTATTAATAAGTTAGCTAAAAATTCTACACGATACTTAGAGGTAGGTAGTGCGCTTGGTGCAACAGCGTGTGCGGCCCTTAAAGATAACAAATTAGAAGTGATTTGCATTGACACGTGGAAAGATACTTACCAACCAGCAAACGATATCTTTGAAATGCCAGCTAATAATAAAGAAGATTTTATTACTAACGTAAAGAGATTTAAAGGTGATAACAAAGTTATAGTTTACGAATCAGATTTGTTTGCCGTTAACCTAGACGAAATAGAACCTGTAGACTTTTTCTTTTACGATGGCCCGCACGATCCTAACACTACTGCTAAAGCAATCAAATACTTTTCTAAAGTATTAGCCGATGAAGCATTTATTTTAGTTGATGATGCAAACTGGGAAGGCGTTGTTGACGGAACTGATGCCGGCATTAAAGCCGCGGGTTTAGATATTGTTTACTCTAAGGTAATTCTAAATAATCAGGAAGATTTGAATGCTTGGTGGAATGGATTCTACTTGTTAGTAGTTCGCAAATCAAGTTAAGATATCAATTACTGTATCTATCTTAGCTTTAATAATCTTATTATTAAGCGTAACACGCACACCATTGTGTAATGGCTTTGGTGTGTGATCAATATCACACCATGCGTAGCCTACATGTTCTTCATTTAGTTTAGGTATAAATTCTTCTTTAGTTAGAAGCAAATACGTGTGATAATAAAACCCTTCATCTTTGCTGGTAAACAATTCAAGAGGAACGTATTTGTCAATAGCTGGCAAGAAGCCGACTTCTTCGGTGATTTCTCTGTTTAGTGTAGCAATAGGTGTACCATCTAATGGTTCATTTTTTCCACCAACAATGCCCCATGTACCAGCAGTTTTACCTTGATTACGTAAAAGAAATAAAAATCTTTTAGTATCTGTTGCTAAAAATATCCCACCACTACAAATTATATTGCTCATAAAAATAATCGCCAATTACCAGATCGGTATTCACCTTCATAACTCTTGGCCCACATAGACCCGTCCCAGACATATTGTATGCCTGTTCTAGTATTAGTTATATAAGTGAGATCAGTAACTGTGCGTGAATCGAAAACAACGGACCAGTGTGAACCGTTCCATGTTACGATATCGTTTGCATGTGCTACAAGATACGTTGCATCTGAATTTCTCCATGCTTTAGCCGCAGTATCATCAGCTATAGCATAGGCTAATCTTGGATCTGTGTTAATATCTTCTAGTACTAGGTATCTTATACCAGCAACAGGATTAACAGGATCGAATGTAGTGGGGTCGACAATAGCGTCAACGTATGTTTTACCACTGCCTGGCGGAACTTGGGTGTTAGCAGGTATTGTATCTGAGTCTATATCAAGGTGCATGATAGACTCATCGTTAGGATCTAAGCTAATACGTGCAATAATCTCTGAACCAGACGGTTTCTTTATTCTAATTTGACTTAGACCTGCTGTAAACTTGCCTGGATATAAATCAAGTATTCTTAGCCAACTGATATTTGCTCCGTACTTGAAAGGAACCTCATCGTTAGTAACGCCCTCTGCAGGTGCTAATAATTTTGCTGTACCGTTTAACACTAATATTCCTAAGTTGCCTAAAGATGATCCGTCAACTGATACTGCTTGTCTTCCAGCAAAATAATCAACTTCACCGCCGTTGTGGTAACCGCCAGCGTTAAGAGTTCCTTCAGGTTCGACAAATATTGAAGTAATAATGTTTGTAATGATTCCCATCTGTTTGACTTTTGCAGGAGTTGTTAACCAAATAGGTGTATCAAACTGCATAGTGCAGATATCAATGTCTTGTTCTGTGCCTTGAGGTATTTGTCTACTACTAAACGTCATCTCAGTAAGTTCTAACGTACTTAAACTTGTCCAATCTAAGTAGTTGTCAGTTGTTTGCAATTCTAAGCTAGGACGGAACAACACTAATAACTGTTCAATAAGCTGTAATTTTTGATCCGTATTTGTAGTCCATATGTCTGCTTGGAATGTTAAATCATATGGAACCGGCATTAGTCTTTCAACAGTATAGTTTTCACCTTCGATGTTGATGTATTCTTCTTGTCCGGTAGTTGGATTAATCCAAGTATCGCGTTCTTTAATATGTACTTTGCTGATATGTGTGGGTTCTTGTATCCTATTTCTAGCTACTTTAAGATCTTTAATATAACAGGCAATGAAAGGAGCACTAGGAATAGTGTTCTCACTGTTCTTCTTTTGTATCTGTGCTACTTGTCTATTCATGTCACCGTAGCGAACAGGAACCTGCACAATTTTCCCTTTGGCATCCTTATAGCTAAAGTTGCTCATTAGACGCATAAACTGTGTTAGATAACGTCTTATCTGTCCATCGTAAAAGAACTCCATCTTAATTGTCCGCCTTTGGTCTTAATGCTTTACTTAATGCTTGACGTTGCTGTACAATCTTTGTTCCGATAGTAGCAGTAGTTGTATTATTGATAAAGCTGGTAACTTCTGTTTGTCTTGTTTGAGTATTTGGTGTTTGCTGATTTCCGTCTCGCGGAGTGTTAGTTACATCCATTCTAACATTATCTTCAAATTTAATCCAATGTATTCCGTTAAATCTAAACAAACGATTTGGAAAATAGTCTGTTCTCAAATGGAACTGACCATCAATCGGACGTGCAGGCCATTCAATACCGAATGTGTATGGAGCTCCATTTGGCGGTGTGCTATCTTCAGTTAGATATCCAACATAATAGTTATGATTAGGACTACGCAGTACCACTGATGCATCAATTGCGCCTTCGGCTGTTGTATCTATGTTAGTATCACTAACATCCTCAACGTCGGCAAGACCTTGCTCATTCGTAGGAACTACATAGTAAGGAGTTGTATCATATCCGCTTCTCGGAAGGTCCGCTTCTGCCTGTGCCAATACGGCATTATTTGTTGCGATGGCATTATTGTAAGTAGATAGCAAATCACGCAGGGTTTGATTTGTAGCGTTTCCTTGAGTATCTATTTGCTCTTGGTCAAGTATTTCACTGAACTCTTGGCTATCTATCATCGGCACACATTTTAATTTTAATAAATGCGGGTACCATGTTGGACTAAATCCAGCGGCAGGACGAGTTACTTCCTGTACAACATAAAATCTTTTTAACGCAACCATTGCGTCATCTAATGCGTATTCATCTTTTAGATGCGGTAATTCGATAACATCACCGCTCATAATTTTGCGTCCCAATGACTCTACACTTGAACGCAAATGTACATGAAGCATAATAGCATCATTTTGTAAAAAGATACCAAACTGACTTAGATTAAAGTCTAAATCTTGTATAGTGTATATCGATCGCATAACGTATACATCAGGAGAATAGTGACGATCTCTATTCTCCATTAATAATACATCTTGTATTCCTAACTCACCGATAGGATTTGTATTAACAGGAACAGCAGGACTTGATTCGCCATCCGCCGGATTTACAGGACCTAGGTATTTGTGTATATAGATATCGGTCCCGCCCACCTGAAATTGTTCATTTATTAGGCGGTCTAGAAACTTGAAATCATTGCCCTTTTCGGGACGGTAAAGTGAAAGTCTTGGCATAGTAGTGTATTTATAGGTAAATAACTACATGAGTGATACAACTAACGCCCGTCAAGAGATTATAGATTACGTTAAAAACATGCTAGGAGATGGCATGGTTGACGTTGAACTTGAGCCTAAAAATTACAATACCGCAATAGATAGAGCCCTAGCTGTATACCGTCAACGTAGCGCAAACTCCGTTGAAGAAAGCTATGCTTTTATAACGGTAGATCAAGATGTTAACGAATACCAGTTAGCACCTGAAGTTATGAGTGTTCGTGAAGTATTTCGTAGAAGCATTGGTTCACGTACAGGTGGTGGAGATACAGGCACACTATTTGAACCGTTTAATCTAGCCTACACAAACACATATTTGCTAAGTTCTAGCAATATGGGTGGATTGGCTACATACTTTGCATTTGCAAGTTATCAAAATTTAGTAGGTAAAATGTTTGGTAGTTTTATCAACTTCCGTTTTAATCCCGCTAACAAGAAACTAACACTAATGCAACGTCCCCGAGGACAAGAAACTTTATTATTATGGGTCAACAATCATAGACCTGATTTTGATCTTGTAAGAGATCCTTATGCAGGTATATGGATTAAAGATTACACATTAGCAAACTGTAAAATTATACTAGGCGAAGCTCGTAGCAAATTTAATCAGATTGCAGGACCACAAGGTGGCACATCGTTAAATGGCGATGCGTTAAAATCAGAAGGTCAACAAGAAATTGAAAAACTAGAAACTGCTATTAGAAATAGTGAAACAGGCGAAACACCAATGTGGTTCGTGAGAGGTTAATATGAAAATACGTGAATTAATGGAAAGCATCGATGCAAGCGGAATGAACGGCTTACATCATGAGCACGAAGCGGTATTGCCAAACGCTCATTTTTACCCAGACTTAGATAACAGTAGTGGATATAAAGCATATCGATTCGGAGTTGGCATGGCAGGTATGCCCGACTATCCAATGGACCTTGCGGCACCTACCGGATTAAAAACAGTAACCATCGGATACAGCGATGCCGATGACATCATTATCGATAGCACTTCAAAAATGTTCGGCGCACAAAAGGTTCGACTAACTTCTAAGAAAAGTGAAGAACCTTCAGATACTCAAACAGTTAGCCCAGTTTCAAATTGGAACGCAAAAAAGACCACCAAACGATCCAAAAAAGATTGACATTGTAATCACGATGTAATAAAATATAGTATCAACTAAGGGGATACTATGATTATTGGCGTATGTGGATTTATCGGGTCTGGCAAAGATACTATTGCAGACTATCTAACTAACTTTCATGGCTTCCGCCGAGAATCATTTGCAAACTCCTTAAAAGACGCAGTAGCCCAAGTATTTGGTTGGGATCGAACAATGCTAGAAGGCCGCACAACACAAGCTCGTGCATGGCGAGAACAAGTAGATCCGTGGTGGTCAGAACGCCTAAATATGCCCAATCTTACTCCCCGTTGGGTCTTACAATATTGGGGTACAGAAGTTTGTCGCAAAGCATTTCACGATGACATCTGGATCGCCAGCTTAGAAAACAAACTCCGTAATTCAAAAGATAATATTGTTATTTCAGATTGCCGTTTTCCTAACGAGATTAAATCAATCAAAGATGCTGGTGGTATTGTAATCCGTGTTGTCCGAGGTCCTGAACCCGTTTGGTACGAGGATGCAGTTCACACAAACAAAGGCCCGAATGGAAATACTCGTTGGGCATTAAGTAAAAGTAATCTAGAAAAAACAAAAATTCATGCCAGTGAAACTGCCTGGGTAGGAACAGAGTTTGATGCAGTACTAGACAACAACACTACAATCGACGAGTTGTTTGAACAAGTTAAAAATCTGGTCGAAGATCCCCTCGTTTCCAAGGCAATTTAAGCTGGTGTAATAATCGCTGACAATTAGCACATACTGTTTTAAGATTAGAATGTCGGCAATTTTCTAAATTTCCGTCCACAAAAAATACATCAAATTGATCGGGATACTTGCTGTTAAAATTGCATCTATCGCAAGTGTCCCTCTTTTTGTATCCTGCTAACTGCCACTTGGTTACGCCAGGCTCTCGACCCCTTGCACAGTGGTCACACATCTTTCTATAGAAAGTTCTTTCACCTTTGCGATAGTTAATTGCAACAGGTCGCTTGCCGCATGCTTTACATAATGATCTAATCATACCCGCCCTTTTTTGTGCCCTTTTCATAGGTATTTAACCAAGTAAAATTTGGTGCAACCGCTAAATACTGATGAACAAACCATTACATGGGAGATGCATAGAATGGCAACATTAAATTCACCAGGCGTATCAGTAAGCATAGTAAACGAGAGTTTTTATACTCCAGCGGCCCCAGGGACCGTACCTTTAATCTTTATTGCTACTGCCGCAAATAAACAAAATTCTTCAGGAACTGGCACAGCGGCCGGTACTACAAGTAAGTATAAAAATCAAGTTTGGACTATTACAAGTCAGAGAGATCTTACGGATACATTTGGTACTCCATACTTTGAAGTTGATTCAGGCAACAACCCAGTAAACGGTGGCGAGCGTAACGAATATGGATTACAAGCCGCATATTCAGTATTGGGAGTAAGCTCAAGAGTATTCGTTGCTCGTGCAGATGTTGACTTAGGTCAATTAGTTGGAAAGAGTTCAGCACCAGTTGGCGCTCCAGCAGGCGGTACATATTGGTTAGACACTACAAACACTAGATTTGGTGTATTTGAATGGAACGCAACATCAGGTTCATTCAGCGTACAATCCTTAGCAGTTATTGATTCTTCTAACTCTGCAATTTCAACAGTTAATAACGATGGCGTAACAATTCAGCCAGGATTTGGGGCATTGGGTTCATACGCAATTTGTACAGATCACGGAAATACAAATGAAGTTCAGTACAAAAACCAAGACGGTAATTGGGTGAAAGTTGGTAGCTCTGGCGAAACAGCATTTGCTACAAACGCAAACGTAAGCACATTTAAATCAACAACATGGGTAACAAGCTATCCAACAGTTACAAGCACAACATCTACAGTTAATGCGAGTTTTGCTACAGCATCTGGTTCGTTGATCATCAACGGTACTACAGTTGCAGTAAGCACAGCTTCTACTGTAGCAACTATCGCCGCAAGTATTAACAGCACATTACACACAAGTGGTATTGGCGCAAAAGCTGAAGCAGGTAAGTTAAACATCTATGCCGATGCACTTCCTGGAACAGTTACAATTGGTGGTACTAATAGCACATTAAACACTCTAGGTTACACAGCTAAGATATATTATGGTCCACAGTTATTTGTTGGCCCACATACACAATACCCGGACTTTAGCGCACGACCAAGTGGTTCTGTTTATGTAAAAACAACAAGTCCTGATCAAGGTGCAAGTTGGATTGTAAAACAATACAACGCAACTGTACAAAATTGGACACAGATTTCTGCACTTGTTTATCCAGATGCTCAGAGTGCAATATACGCACTAGATAAAGCATCAGGTGGATCAAAGATTTCCGTAGGTACATTGTTTGTCGAAAGTAATTTCAATCACGGTAACGGTACAGCTACTACTTCTAGTAACTATGCTTCTTTTGCAGACTTCCGTGTTTGGAGACGTTCGGCAGTTGCTCCTACAACGATTACCAGCACTTCATTATCAGTTGCTCCTGTACTACCAAATGGTGCAGTATTAACAATCAAAGAAAGTGTTCCTGGATCATCAGCACTAACAAATGAAGTAGCAATTACTCTAGTTGGTACAACATTAGCCGCATTAGTTACTGATATTAACGCAGGTGGCTTAGAGTATACTTCAGCTGTTGCGAATGCAGATGGTACAATTTCTATTGTACACTCAACAGGTGGTGAGATTAAATTCAAGGATCCAGGTAGCATTTTATCTGCCGCAGGATTTAGTCCTTACACATATAATGCAATTGCCGATACATGGACAGGTACTTCAAACTTCTATGCCGCAGGCACAAAAGAAGTTGACGGATATACATTCAAGGCAAGTAACTGGGCACCATTGGTGTTTACATCACAAAAGACAGCTCCTACATCTAGCCCAGCAGATGGTACATTGTGGTATAGCAATGTATTCAATACTGTTGACATCATGTACCACAACGGTACTAAATGGATGGGCTACAAGAATGCTTTCCCAGCTACTGATCCTGCAGGTCCTATCATTTCAGTAACACAACCTACTACACAAAGTACTGGTGACGCATTAGTCAACGGAGATATTTGGATCCAAACAGGCGACATGGATATGTATGGTAAAGATTTCTATGTTTACAATGGTAATACATTGAAATGGGAAGCACAAGATCCTACAGATCAAACAAGTCCAAACGGTTGGGTTTTCCACGATGCACGTTGGGCCGCTAATGGTTATGCAACAACAGCAGGTACACTTCCTCAGTTGTTAGCCAGCGACTATGTTGACCCAGATGCACCAGATCCAGGTCAATATCCACGTGGTACACGCCTATGGAATCTACGTCGTTCTGGTTACAACGTAAAACAATACATTGCAAACTACATCAATGTAAACGACAATAATGGCGTTAACATTCGTACAGGCGATCCAATGGATGGCTCAAACGCAACTGTAGCATACAATACAGCACGTTGGGTTACAGTAAGTCCTAACAATGCAGATGGTTCAGGTACATTTGGTCGTCACGCACAACGCGGTTTTGTTGTTAAATCATTCAAAGCATTGATTGATACCAATGACGCATTGAAAGATACAGATACATTAGTATTCAATTTAATGGCTTGCCCGGGTTATCCTGAAACGATTTCGAACATGGTTGCGCTAAATGCTGATCGTGCTCAAACAGCGTTTATTATCGGTGATACCCCATTCCGCTTACAGGCGACTGGTACAGCACTTCAGGCATATGGCAATAACTCTGCAAAAGCAGTAGACAACGGTGAAGACGGCGCAGTAACTCGCGATGACTACACAGCATTGTTCTACCCAAGTGGTTATGCCAACGACAACGCAGGTAACTATATTGTTGTTCCTCCAAGCCACATGATGCTACGCACATTTATCAACAGTGATTCTAAATCATACCAATGGTTTGCACCAGCTGGTGTACGCCGTGGTACTGTAGATAATGCCTCATCAGTTGGTTATGTTAATACTGAGGGAGACTTTGTTCCATCTGCGTTACCACAGGGTGTTCGCGATGTAATGGCTCTACAAACAGTTAGAATCAACCCAATCGCCACATTGAACGGTTCGGGCATTTTAAACTTCGGTAACTACAGCAGAAGCAATAGTACAAGTGCGCTAGATCGTATTAACGTAGCTCGTTTAGTAGCTTATGTTCGTCGTCAGTTAGATTTAATTGTTCGTCCATACTTGTTCGAACCAAATGATCAGCTAACACGTAACGAAGTTAAAAACGCAGTTGAAAGTTTCTTATTAGAGTTGGTTGGACAACGTGCCTTATACGACTTTATTGTAGTTTGCGATAGCACAAACAACACTTCAGCTCGTATTGACCGTTCTGAACTATGGGTTGATATTGCTATTGAACCAGTTAAAGCAGTTGAATTTATTTTCATTCCAGTTCGCTTGCTTAACACCGGCGCAATTAAATCAGGAAACTTTGGCCAGGTATCAAAGGGCTAATGGGAATGGTAAATAACATAGAACAAGGAGCATATTAAATGGCTATTGCAAGTTTAAGTAAATTATCTGTACCGCTACCGCCAGGTCAAAGTTCAACAAGCCAAGGCTTGTTGATGCCGAAGCTAAAGTACAGATTTCGTGTAACATTAGAAAATTTTGGAGTATCAAAACCTACTTCTGAAATGACAAAGCAGGTTGTAACTGTTGGTCGTCCTAACTTGAGTTTTGACGAAGTTGAACTACATGTTTATAACAGTCGTGTAAAATACGCCGGTAAGCATAAGTGGGAAGATATCCAATTAGTTGTACGTGATGATGTTACTGGTGCTGTTAGCAGATTAGTCGGCGAGCAATTACAGAAACAATTTGACTTCTTTGAACAAGCAGTTGCGGCTTCTGGTATCGATTATAAATTTACTACAAAGATTGAAATTCTTGATGGTGGTAATGGTGCATATACTCCTAACGTTTTAGAAACATTTGAATTGTTAGGTTGCTATGTAAAACAAGCACAATATCAACAAGGCGATTACAGTTCTTCAGATGCTATGGATATTACATTATCTATTGCTTATGATAACGCAATCCAAACAGACGTTACAGGTAACCCAATTGGTATTGGTGTAGCTGTTGGACGTACACTAGGTACATTGGCTACAGGCTAATCTATATAGTAAAACACAAAAACCTGGATTTACCTCCAGGTTTTTTTACGACTAAATATCTATATGCCAACCATAGTTGATTATCTCTCAGGTTTTACAAATCAAGGTAACATGCATGATTACCAACATGCAAGTCGCCTATATCTTGACGACACATTTGCCCTTGCTCCAAAAACAAGTTGGATCTATTACGTAGTGTTTTCGATCAATCCCGCCGCAATATCAGAAGTGCAGTGGAATGAACAGAAACGCGGTTACGAAGCAGGTATGTTAGTCAAAGCGGCTGACTTACCAAAATTTAAGATCCAAGTCGAAACAATGAATCAGTATAATAGAAAAACACTGATACAACAAAAAATAACTTATGAACCTATATCATTGACGTTCCATGATGACATGAGTAACGTTACAAACAGTCTATGGGTAAACTACTTTAGATACTACTACCGAGATACATGGCACGGGCAAAGTGTTAGAACAGGAAATCAACTTGGTGCTGGAGATAGAGCTAAAGCAGATTATGGAAATACAAAATATTCTACAGGACCAAGTTCTAGACTGCCAGACGGCCGCCCAGGCGGTGCAGGAAAATTTGGTTTAAACAATAATCAAAGTGTTCCTTTCTTTAATGCTGTAACTATCTATCAATTAAATGCAAGACGATTTACAAGTTATATTTTAGTGAATCCATTAATTGAAGCTTGGGAACACGATCAGCTTGACCAATCTCAAGGTAGTAAATTTGCTCAGAGCAGATGCACTATGGGATATGAAACTGTTTTCTATGGTGAAGGCAGAGTCGCTAGAGATACACCTTCTGGATTTGCAACATTCCATTATGATCTAACTCCGAGTCCATTAAGTCTTGCAGGTGGCGGCAATAACAGTATATTTGGGCCGGGCGGTATATTGCAAGGCTCGCAGGATCTATTTGGAGCGACTGATAAACTTTTGAGCGGAAATTCAATCAGTTCATTAGGATCTATTGCAAGTATAGGTATCCAAGGATCTAATTTAATACGCAACTTTCAAAATGTCTCAAGCGAATCCTTGCGAGCAGAAGGACAAAGTATTTTAAATAGTGCGATCAAAGGGGCCATTGCAGGCGGTGGACCGGGTAGTGGAATCCTTGGTGGTATCATAGGTGGTGGATTAGGATCGTTAGGTAAATCGCTAGGGTTCGGACCACAAGTAGGAACGATACTAGACGGTGCAAACTTTGTACCAAATAAAACAGAAGCAGTTGCTGGTGCAGTGGGCGAGCCGTCGCCTACACCATTACCGCAAATAAACAATCCTCAATTGTCTGCAGAGAGTCTTGTGTTAACCTCTGCCCAGGTTGAGGCAAATACGGATCCTGCTTCAATAGGTGCGGCTATAAATGAACAAACAGCAAAAGAAGCTGAAATAACTAAAAAAATAGAATTGGCAACTGCCCAAAAGGCCGAGATAGATGCTCGTGTAGCAAAGGCGGTAGCCGCAGACGGACCACAAGCCGGAATTCTTGTAAGAGAACAATATGCCGCCCAAGGGTATATTTCTCCAGAACAATACGGTGCGCAATTACAGGCCATTCAAGATAACAAATATCAATTGCGGGACCAGCTAGATAAAACAACTGGAACTTATTCAAAATTTGACTATGCACAACAACAAACAGTTACCGACATAAAAGCCGAGGCTAAGGCAGAGGCAGAGGCTAAACCTCCTACATATATAGAGACGAAGTTATCAGAAGTTCGTGCCAATATAAAAGAGTATACAGCTTTTTTAACCAAACCTCCGGTGGACCTAAATCAAGGGTTAACTCCAGAAGAAATACTTCAGCGACAAAAAGAGGATGCAAACAGGCCATGGCTGGAAAAAATACCATTTTTCGGTGGTGTTTCGCTAAAGAAAATAAACTAATATGCCAGTATATACTAATATTCCAACAAACTCTAAGAGCAGTGATAGTGCAAACTCCACTAAAAATCTTATTGACAATTTTTATAAAACAAATATTCCTATTGATGCAAGTACATACGAAGCACTAAAGGGATTCTTTGGCAGTAACGGTTTTAGTGATATTGCATCAGACACTATTTCATACGCAATATTATATCAAGCATACATTGATCAATATAATCCTATGCAAGTTATAGAAAATATTAAAGGATTAGACGGAGCACAACTAAACGCACTGGTAACTGAAATTTTAAACTTTAATAGATTTAAAACAAGTTTCTTAGGAAGAAGCGCAACTTATCAAACTACTCCGTCAGTTACTAGAGAGATTTTATCTTGAGTTTAAAATTTGCCAAAGGGCAGTACAATTTAAAAAACCCTGAAAAATATATAGGATCGACTGTGCCTATATATCGTAGCAGTTGGGAAATTGCAGTCATGCGTATGTGTGATAATAACCCAGCTATTCAACAATGGGCCAGCGAACCAGTTAGAATTCCCTATAGAGATCCGCTCACAGGCAAGCAGACTGTATATGTACCTGACTTTTTAGTAATGTTTGAAGACAAGCAAGAAAAGAAGCACGTTGAGTTATGGGAAATTAAACCTGCTAATCAGCAGATACTTGAAAAAGTAGGTAAGAATCCCTATAACCAAGCACAGTTTGTGAAAAATCAAGCCAAATGGCAAGTAGCAACGCAATGGGCTAAATCTAGAGGTATGAAATTTAGAGTTCTAAACGAGAATGATATTTTCCATACTGGGAAGAAATAAAATAAGTAATGTTATGACTAAGAAACTTGAAGAACTATTAAACATTAATTCTGCAGACGAAAAGCCCGTAGAATTGCCACCAGTAGCAAGTCCACCTGCGCATGTAAACCTGCAGGCTACCTTAGAAGAATTTGACAAGATTAGCGCGGCTCTCCCCCAAGTCAAAGGTTTAGGCGACATTAGCGATAGCGAGCTAGATGCATTGGCTAAAAAAGCAGAAGAGGCATTTGACGACATTTATGATTTAGGTATGAACGTAGAAGCACGTTATAGTACCCGCATGTTTGAAGTTGCAGGCAATATGCTCAATGCCGCAATTACAGCTAAGTCAGCGAAGATTGATAAGAAGCTAAAAATGGTTGAATTACAGCTTAAAAAGCTGGCAATTGACAAAAAAGATAACCCTAGTGATGGAAATAGTGTTGTTGCAGGTGAAGGTTACGTGATTGCAGATCGTAACAGTCTCATAGCAAAACTTAAAAACATGGATAAATAAAGGGTAGGAATAAACTATGAAAACATTTAAAGAATACCTTAGCGAAAGCAAAAAACTCTACGATTTTAAAATTAAGATCGCTGGTGATTTTGCTGGCGAAGAAAAATTAAAACAAATGCTAGAACGCTTTGTTGTATCAAGTTTCAAAAAAACAGGCACATCACCAATCCAGGCTTTACCATTAGATTTTCCAAAGATTCGTAATTCAGAAGTTACTGTGTATGAAGTTGCACTAGAGTATCCAACTACATCTTATGAATTGCACGAATACATTTCAGCAGGAATCGAAAAAGGTCCAGACTACGTTGTAGTCCGCAAACCAGGTGAACCGACCGAAGCATATCAGGCACCACAAGATAAACGTGAAGGCGCCTTACTACAAGACCCAGATTACACAGAAGTGGCAAAAATAGACACCAAGTCATATTATGGCACCGAATACAATGAGAGTCTTGTAAAGACATTGAACGATGACCTTAAGGCCATGCGTAAAGAAAGAGGGGAAGTTATTCCAAGTTCAGTAGATGCAAAATCAACTAACGACATTCCTCAAAATAACACAAGTCCGATTCAAGAAACGGACTATGATCCAAGGAAGAAATAAAATGCAAATGATCGACGTACTAAAAAAGTTAGCTGAACTAGATGAGGCTAATTCACCAAAGCCAATGGTTCAAATGGCCAATGATCCAACAGTTGCGGTCATTACAGAATCTATTACAGCTGAAGCTGGTATGCCGATTGCGGCACCGACATCAGCTCCATCGGTTCCTGCAAGTTTCAGTATCAACGCTTCAGCGGCAAATGGTAACGAAGTCAGCACAATGTTGCGTGACATTCTTAACCTAGCTGGCATGAAAGAAGTTGGTCCTCAAGATATTAACCAACCTGGTCAAGCACTAACTGGCGAACCAAGCCAAGGTGGCGATAAAGACATCCGTACAGCACTAGATGCGATTAGCGGTATCGAAGATGAAGAAATGGGCGGTATGGATCCTAATGCAATGGGTGGCGAGCCTCCAATGGATATGGGAGACACTGGTGCAGAGATGGGAACAGCCGGTCCAGGTGGCACACAAGACGTTGGCCAAATGGCAGACGAAGTCGAGCAAATGGCAGATCAATTATCAGGCACAAGCAAGGATGAATTAGGCTTAGAAAGTTTACGTCAATTTGATAACAGCCCACAAGAACAAACTAGAGATTACAATCCAAACGATTTTGCAAATATCCTAAACAAAGTTCGCAATTTTGATTACACATCTACTCCAGCTAATAACAACTTACCAGAGAGCGTAGAACAATACGTTCCTGCAGAAAAAGAAGATAATTTATTAGACATGACACAGAGATTATTCCAAGAATATCAAGGCTTCATCAAGAATATCTAAAAATAGTAACTTACCAAATAGGCTCTTCGGAGCCTATTTTTTTCAGTAAATAATCGTATGAGTTTATCCAATAGTAACAATCTAATCAAAACAGCCAATAAGACTTTGAAGTATTCAGAGCAGGATATTGTTGATTTGCGGTTGTGTTCAGACCTTGACACTGGACATAAGTATTTTCTTAAAAACTTCTTTTATATCCAACACCCGACCAGAGGGCAGATACAGTATGAAGCTTACGAATATCAAGACCGTCTTGTAGATAGTCTACACGAGTATCGATTTAATGTAAACATGTTACCACGCCAAAGCGGTAAAACAACAACAGCAGTCGGTTATCTACTTTGGTACGCTATGTTTAATCCAAACGTTACTATCCTTATTGCCGCGCACAAATATACAGGCGCACAGGAAATTATGCAACGTCTACGTTATGCATATGAAACTTGCCCTAATCATATTCGTTGCGGAGTTAAAAGTTATAATAAACAGTCAATTGAATTTGATAATGACTCGCGTATCGTAGCGCAAACAACGACAGAAAACACAGGTCGTGGTATGTCTATATCATTACTATACTGTGACGAGTTTGCGTTCGTTCCTGATAACATCGGTAAAGAGTTTTGGACTTCTATATCTCCTACACTGGCAACTGGTGGTAAAGCTATCATTACCAGTACTCCTAACTCAGACGAGGACCAGTTTGCTGAAATATGGTTCGGTGCTATTAAAACTGAAGATGAGTTTGGAAACCAAAAAGAAGATAATCTAGGTGTTAACGGTTTCCATGCGTATACAAGTCACTGGTCAGATCACCCAGATCGAGATGATGCATGGGCTGATGTAGAACGAGGTCGTATCGGTGAAGAACGTTTCCGTCGTGAGTACGGTTGCGAATTCTTGGTCTATGATGAAACGCTTATCAACAGTATCCATCTAGCAACTATGGTAGGAAGCGAGCCAACTATGAAAATGGGGCAAGCCCGTTGGTATAAAAAAATTGATCCTAAAGCTACATATATCTTAAGTCTAGATCCTGCGCTAGGAACAGGTGGAAATTATGCGGCTATCGAAGTTACCGAATTACCTAGCTTAATACAAGTAGGAGAATGGCATCACAACCTTACACCTGTGCAAAGTCAAGTTAAAATTTTGCGGGACATGTGTAGATTTATCGACGATGCATGTATTGAAAAAGGTGTACAAAGCACCATATATTACTCAGTCGAAAACAACACACTCGGTGAAGGTGCGTTAGTTGCTATCAACGAGCTAGGTGAAGAAACATTCCCAGGAATGTTCTTAAGCGAGCCTATTAAGAAGGGCAACACTAGACGCTATCGTAAGGGCTACAATACTACAGAAAAAGCTAAAATTGCAACTTGTGCCAAGCTAAAACATTTGATCGAAACAAAAAAGATGACTATAAATTCACAAGCATTTATCAGCCAACTTAAGACATATATTGCTACAGGTACAAGTTTTGCAGGTAAAAACGAAGAGCCAGACGATCTTATAGCAAGTATGCTGGTGAATTTACGTATGATTATGCAGTTGCAGGACTGGGATCCTGCGGTATACGATACTATGCACGACTATGTAAACAACGAAATGGAGCTTCCGTTGCCGATATACGTAAGTACCAGTTTTTAATAAATACACACATGAATGCTATAGAACTAATTTCACAGGATTTATTCGACAAAGTGCGCAGTCGCTTTTCTAACCTACAAATGGGCGACGAAAGCGGTGCAGTTACAGTTGATCCTACAGAAGCACGATTTTTTGACTTTGACTTTGTTGTAGAAGGAAATAACCTAGGACGTATAAGCGTTAGTATTAACGACTTAGGAAATTTAAAATTATTTTACAGCCAGGGAATTGTCGAAGAACGCGATCCTATTACCCAACAATTTTGGTTTGATTTCTTAAAAGAAATGAGACAATTCGCAATGCGTAGATTATTACGCTTTGACCCAAGAGACATCACTAAGGGCAATTTAGAAAAAAATGATTTTCAGTATCTTGCACAAAACGGACCCAAGGAAGACAACATGACAGAATCAACAATGTACGGTAGCTCAAAGAGCAGTTATCGCCCACTAGACAAGACCTTGCTAATTATTCGCCATAATACCAAAGTTGGCGAAGACCGAGGTGCTCGTAGCCGTAGCAATAATATCAATGCTATCTTCATTCAGAACGAGGCGGGTGAACGTTTTAAGTATCCCATGGTACATATGGCAGGTGCTAAGGCAATGCAACGTCACGTAGCCAATGGTGGGGCAACATACGACGAAGCGGGCCAATCAATTATTAAAATGAGCGAACAAATTCGTGCATTGAGTACATTCAAGCGCCAAGTTGGAAACTCAGAACAACTAACACAAGAAGCATTAGGAATTGTTGATCGTGCAAGTTCTAAATTGTCTGAACTAAGATCAACTATTGAAAATCTATCTAAGCAAACTTACTACACAGAATGGAGAGAAAGTTTAGCGAACCTAGATCTTGCAGAACAGACAGAACTAGATCCAACAACATTTGAAGATTATAAATCTAAATTTACAATAAGCAGTTTTAAAGAAGACCTAACACAATACTTTCCGTTGTTGTACAGTATTATGCAAGAAGCAGGCGAACTAGACTTAGAAGACTACGTCGGCGAAGCTAAGGAAGAAGAATGTGATGATTGTGGCGAACCAGTTAGTGATTGCGGTTGTGATGATGAAACTAAAGAAGGTTTAGAAGCATTTGAAGCTTGGGCAGATGAAATTGTAGAAGGCCCAAACAAGAGCGATGTTCCGGCATACAAGCGTAAGCAACAGGGCGGCGATTGGAAAGTATCTACAAAAGATCTAGAAGATGAAAAAGACAAGAGTCCTACAGGGTCAGCAGGCCTTGCTAAACGTAAGAAAGAATTAGGTATGAACGAAGGTGCGTATCAAGACTTAGGACCAAATGGTAGAGAAATTTACAGCAAGGTTCAAGCATTGCGTGATAAAATCAGAAACGGCGAAGTTAAGCCGGACGAAAAATTACAAAAAGACTTTGACGAGCTATTAGTCGGACATGGTATGGATCCAGAATTTGCAGAAAAAGAATGGATGCGTATCACTGGACAATCAACACAGCCAACACTTGATCCAAGCCTGCGTAAAGAAGCTCCTCCAATGACAGCTCCTACTGATGGTGATGATGAGGACGATGATGCAAGCTTCTTACAAAAATTACGTATGCAAGCCAAAGGCGGTTCTATCAAACCAGGTGTAGACACAGGTGGTGTAGATGAAGAAAATGGCATGCCAAGCGGTCAACAAAGTATTTTGCCGATTAAAGAAATTGCTGAAAAAGTATTAAGTCACATTGATCGTGAAACTGGCGGATGCCCATTGGGTGCTACGGCAGTCGGTATCCAAGTTGCTAAAGAGCACGGCGATAAAGCAGGCGAGCTTGCTGAAAAATTAGTACATCATCTACAGGCTAAGTTCGAAGCTAAGAAACAAATGGAAACAATGCGTAGACTTGCAGGTTTGCCAAAGTTAGCAGAAGACCATGCTCCGTGGTATAAAGACCAAGCTGAAGCTGATGCTGACAAGAAAAAATCAGAGTTTAAGAAAAAGAATAACCCAAACCGTACTGGTAAAGATACTGCCAAAGCGTTATCACAGAAAGGTTTAAACAAGGCCAGCAATCCATCAGAGTCAACTGAAAAGACTATGAGCAGGGCCGCTAAAGGCATAATGAAGTATGGTAAAAAAGGTATGAAGTCGTTAGCCGACGCAGGTAAGAAAGGCAAAGACCTAGAACCGATACGTGCCAAGTACAACAAGTACAAAGACTAATAGGTTAAACCACTCTTTTAAAAGAGATCAAAAAAAGGCAGAAATATTCTGCCTTTTCTCTTGACGTGATAAATAAAGTAGTATACAATTAAACGTATGCAGATTCTTAGATGTAGTTGCATTTAAGAAACAGGCAAAACAAAGGCATAACATTAAGGAGAAATATATTATGGCATCTTTGGCAGAAATCCGCGCTAAACTTCAAGAAGCGCAACAAAAATCAAGTGGTCAATCGACCGGTGGTGGCGACAACGCAATTTACCCACATTGGAATATCCCAGAAAATTCAGAAGCAGTCATCCGTTTCTTACCAGACGC